AATTTATTTTTATAATTTTCATTCCAATCATTTATTTTTTGTTCATAGTTTAAATTAATTAAAGATTGAATTTTTCCATTAAGGTTAGTAGATTTTAATTCTAATTCTTGTAATTTTATATTACACGCTCCTAATTGTTCTTTAATCCAATCCCAAGCTGAATCAAATACTTTGAGATCAGGCAACAATGAAGTAAGAAGTTCTTTAGCTTCTGTTGGTTTTCGTAGTATCTTTTCAAGAAAATCTGAATAATTTGTTCCAAAGAAAACCGTTGAAACAAAGGCATCAAAATTCATTCCTAATTCTTTTTCAAGTAGTTCTTGTGTTATAGTTTCTTCACAATCTGCGGACATAATAGAATTATTAAATTTTGGGTCTTTAAGAAATCGCATAAATCCAAAAGCATTATCAAACAGTAATCCTGCAAATCCTGATTTAGAATTTTCATTTATTAATTTATTTGAAGTGCTAATAAGAGGCGTTTTACCATAACAACTACCTATGATAGCATTTAGAAGGCTTGTCTTGCCTGAACGATTGCTAATGGCCCCCTGATTGTCTTTATTAAGCCCTGTAATACGAACCAATCCTGTGGGAATTGTTATTTCATGTTCCCCTTGAAAAGACTGCCAGTTTTTTAATTTAATTTTAGTTAAGTTCATCAGTTATCTTTTCCTTCTTTTATTTCTTCTTCTTTTTCAAAAGATTCTTCTAATTTTGTAAGTAAAGAATCAAAAGGATTTTGCAATTTATTTTCTTGGGAGGGTTCCCCTTTAAGAGTTTGTGCATAATCATAAAGTGTGTTAAAACCAAAATCTATAACATCTATATTTTTATCAATACACCAAGCTTCTATAAGAAGCAAAGTTAAATCCAAGTAAAGCATCAAACAATTTAACTTTGCTTGTTCTTCATTATCTGATGTTTGCTCATATTCCTTATTTAACATTAAAATTGTAGTAGCAACACTAATAGATAATGGTAAAAATAGATTTTATTTTATAACTATTATTACTTGCATATTTAATAAAATGATGTTTTGCTTTTTCCATAGCTTCTTTTTTATCCATTTTTATTATCCTTTCATAGCCAATTCGCCGATGCGTTTAAGTTTATTTAAATCCAAATTTTTGTAAGAATCTTTTGTAAAGTCTAAATACCGATCAAGCATTTTATTGGGGGAATCATCTTTTTTAATCCTTACTTCTCTTACTTCTCTAATATCCTCCTTTCGTTTTATTTCAAACTTAACTCCTAATGCACCATTTTTTATTAATTTACTTTTATATATTTCTTTATCAAAAGTTTTTAGATCAATATACTGTTCATCTAAAATAACTTTAACAAAAGAATTTTCAAAAGTTCTACAAAGATTATTAATTGGATTTTCAATTACATACATTTCAGGGACATTTAATTTAATAAATTTAATTTTACCATCCTTAAAATGAATGAATCCTTTCTTATCATCTTTCTCTGCAAAAGATACTCGGTAAGGACTTCCTACTTGCCAAGCATTTTTCCATACTTCTTGATGTTTATGAAAATGTCCAGCAAATACAAAATCAAACCAAATTAAATCTTTCTTAGATAAAGTTTCTTGATTTAGAACTTCATAATCATTAATTGTTGCTCCTTCCAAACCAAAATGTGTCATTAGAATTTTTGATTTTGTTTCATCTGAAAATTTCTTTTTCCAATTATTAATTTGATTAATTAATAAATTTTTTGAATTATAAGGAAGAAAGAAAATTAAATAATCTTCAAATGTCACAACATTAGGGGTATCAATTTTAATTACGGATTGAAATAAATTACCATTATAATCTTCTTTATCTCCATCATGTAATGAATTTCCTTTTAAAAGAAAAATCGTTCTTCCTTCTTGTTTAACAATATAAAATATTTTAGATAATGCAGAAATTAATCGAACTGGCATTTTCATTCGGGAATTAAACAAATCTCCCAAATGAATAACATAAGGAATTTTATTTTTATTTATATATTCTTCAATTTGTTTTAATACACCATCGGCCACTTCTTGAAAAGGAAATTCTGGATGTTCTTGATAATGTAAATCTGAAAAAATAAGGGCTTCCATTATTTACCTACTTTCCTAATACAAAGTAAAGTTTTTCCTGATAATGAAAATTCAGTTTTACAATATGAACAATTTAAATTAAATGGCATTTCTGTAAATACAAAACGATTAAATTTTTTACATTCAGAACAAGTAAAAGTATAATTAATTAAAATAGAAGCTTCACTAACAATCAATTCTTTTTTACTTCGTCGGTATTCATCCAAATTATTTATTTTATTAATAATAGTTTGCATTATCACTCCATATTAAATAAATTTTTCCATTCTGTAAGTTCTTCTTTTTTAAGAAAACTTTGAAATCCATATTGTTCACACACATCTATAAATCCATCAAAAGTAAAATTATCTTTTTTAAACTCAAATCCACCTTTTGGTTCAGTTCCAATAAGGGGAAGGCCAACAAGCATAGCATTTTGTTTAATAACTTCTGGACCAAGATTTACTATCCTGTCTAAAACCTTCCCCTTTGTTAATTGTTTATTAATATATTTAATAGCTGTTTTTTCCCCTACTCCCAGAACTCCTTTTACATTATCACTTGTGCAACCACCAAGCATTTTTACCATGATCCAATCTTTAGGAAAAATATTGTATTCTTTATTAAATGTTTGTGCGGTAATAATTTTTTCTGTTTTGGGATTATACATACTGCAAGAATCTAAGAGTTGATATAAATCTTCATCATTTGATACTATTATCTTATCATACTTTTGTAAACTTTTATTAAAAACAAGTGAAGCAATAATATCATCAGATTCAAATCCTGTACGAATAAAAATATTATTAAATCCAATTTTAGGAAGGATGTTTTTACGAAGAAGATAGAACTGCTGAAATGCTAAATTATCTTCTATAATTTCTTCAGGGGTCCGTTCGTTTCTTTTTGCTCTTCTATGACTTTTATATTCAGGATAAAGTTCTCTACGAATTGATTTTTTACTATCCCAACAAAAAATAAATTTAGTTGTATTAAATAATTTAGCTATTTTCTTTATTTGTTTTAGGAAACCGAAGATTACCCCGGTTTCCATAAAATCAAAATTTAATCCTTTCATGGAATACTTCGCCATATAAGCTATTCCATTAGAATCAACAATAATTAATTTTTCCAATTAAGCTCCTTCCTTAACTGGAATAGCACAAGCACCTTTACATTCAACATCTTCTTCTTGTAATGTATCTTTAATATCATTTCCTTTTTTAAGAATTTCAAGTGCTTCTTTCTTAGAAAGTTTATTATAAACTTGGCCTTCTCTTGAACCATCTACATAGACAGTTGTTCCTTTTAAATCATGAATGTATTCAAGTAAATAATTACTAAGTTGTTTTTCGGTTGTCCCTTTTGGGCAATTCGCCGTTTTGGAAACTGCTCCGTCAACATATTTTTGAACTGCTGCCTGTGTTTCAAAATGATCTTTTGGATTTAAATCTGAACTATCAACAAACCAATCAGGAATAGTTTCCCCCGCTAAAAGTAATTCTTTATATTTTGGATGAATATAAATTCTTTCCCCTACTCGATCATTTCGTTTATAAGCTTTAAAGGTTAAAGGTTCAATTCCATTTGAACATTCTGGAAGTAAACTTGAGGTTCCTGTTGGAGCAAAACTCATTAAAGTAACATTTCTAATTCCATGATTTTTTATATCCATTCGTAATGAAGCAGGTAATTTTCTAATAAATGAAGCTTTACCATACATAACAGAATCAAATTTAGGAAATGTTCCTTTTTCAACAGCTAATTCAATGGATGCTTGATATGCAGTATCCCGGATAAAACGAACTAATTTTTCTACTTCCGATATAGCTTCTTTTGAACCATATTTTAATTTTTTACAAATTAAATAATCAGCTAATCCCATAATACCCAAACCAATTCGTCTTGAATCATGTGTTTTTTCATCTATCTTTCGTAATGTATAAATATTTGTATCTAAAACATTATCTAAAAATCTAACAGCCAACTTAATAACTTTTTCTAACTTTTGCCAATTTGTATTTACATTTCCAGTAATAAAATTAGGCATTACTAAAGCCCCAAGGCAACAGCTCTCGCCTACGGAAAGCGTTGCTTCCCCACAATTTGGAGTAAGTATGTAATTATATTCACTTTTTTTTGTCTTTATTTTTGATTCTTTTACTATAATATAAAAATTATGATTACTATCTACAGCTCCATTATAAACATCTTCATAACCATCTTTTTCAATAGAAACGATTTTATAATTTAATTGTACTGATTGTCTTAATTTAATAAAAGATTTAAAATAATAATCATTAATATTTACCTCCGTAGCATCTATTTTTTTATATTTATAAGAACATAAGCTATCATTTACTTTTAATGTTGATGCTTCTTTTTTGCTACCATCTTTCATATAAAATTTATGATTTTCCGTGCATCGAATAAAAGAACCATCATCCAAAGTAATTTTTAAAATCTTTTGCTTATACCCTGTAATTCTTGGATGACACATCATCTTTACTTCTATTTTCTTTTTATCTTCATTGTAGGAATATACTGGAACATCTTTATCTTCTTCAGCTAATTGTTTAATAGAAATATGCTTTCGTCCATCTGCAACAGCAACTAATGTTTCCCCCGTAAGGCAAGGATTGACCCCGGATATAGGAGCAAAATAATAAGAATTATTTTTAAATAAATTACTTGTATTTAAAAGGCCTGGTTCTGCATGATGAATCATATTATAAATAATTTTATCCCAAATATCTTTTGCTTTTATTGTATTATAAAGTTTTTGTTTAAATTTTAATTCCCAAGGTTTATCCTGTTCAACAGCTTCTAAAAAGACATCATTAATCATTATTGAAATATTAAAATTTGATATTTCTCCATGAACAGTTTTAGCATCAATAAAATCTAAAATTTCAGGATGAGATACTTCTAATGAAGCTAACCCCGCTGCCCTTCGCTGCCCCCCCGTTTGTATAGTTTTTGAAACAGAATCCGTAGCAATCAAAAAACTCAACATTCCAGAAGATTCCCCTCCTTTACCTAAAATAGGAGTTCCTTTGGGGCGAAGTAAACTCATATTAACACCGCAACCTCCTCCTTCACTCCAAACCACTAAGGCTTCTTTGATAAATTGCCCAATTTCTTCAATAGAGTCTCCACATCCTAAATGATAACAATTTAACATACTCCCTTTATTTCTTCCGGCATTTCTTAATATTCTTCCTGCTGGAATAAAATCCATATTATAAATTATTTCATGAAATTTATTTGTATAATCTGCTTTATCTTTTTCAACGGAAGCTACTGATTCAGCTACTCTGTAAGAACACTTTCCCCAATCTTCACCATTGTTAAAATATCTCGCTTTTGCTACTTCTAAAGCATTATCTGATAAGTTATTTTTGACATAATTTAATTAATTTCCTCCATATAGCATATCCGTTATTCCACATAAAAAAGTGGGTGTTTATTTTAAGATTATCCCTTCCTCTTTAATCATAGTTGTTATTTCTTCTTCTGTTGGATTATTTAGGTCCCAAACACATACGGCATGGGTGTAATCAAATCCCGACAATTTGTCTTTCAACCAAACAAATCCTCCAACGCATGAATATTCTTTTATACCCTCTCTATATGTATAAACAACCCAATAGTAATCGTCATCATATTGATCTGTCCACCCAAGAAGTTTTACAACCTGAAACGGGGAATCTAAAACTAATTCATTTCTATGTTTGTTTACCTCTCTTTGTATAAGAACCGCATTATCCCAACCGAAAATCTTATTTACATAACCATTGATTATTCTTTTTGGACGCTCAATATATTTCCAATAAAAATTGTATTGCATATTACAATTCTCCCCGCATCCCCATTACCAACGCACAAAATAAAATTTACCACCTTACCTTTGGTTTACGTTCAATATTAAATTTATTTTCAATTTCTTCCCAAAGATTAATTATATTTTCTCTTAATTGAATTTCAAGATTATTTTCTTCAATATGTTTAATTGCTTTTTCTACACTTTGAAATTCTTTGTCAACCGCCATATAACGTGTTGCTCCGGTCATATCTTTTTGCCATTGAAGATTTCCCCAAATATCATGGATACCATAATTAAAAACAATGTAAATATCACATTCCCTAAAAGGAGCATCTACTGTTGATTTCGTAATCTTACAAGTAGAACGAACACCAATTACTTTTTCTAAATCTTTTTTTGAACCAACTGATTCTGTTTTAGTTAAACGCCATTTAGGGAAGGCTTGATTAATTTGAATACGAAGGGAAGAATAAAAAGGAATGCCGAATCCACCGGGGGTTGTATTATTGCCTGAATCTCCGGTTCTAATTTGATTGGTGCAAACAATTAACCAATTCTTATTAGCTATAATTCTACAAGTTTTTCTAAGACCTTCACTAAATTCTTTTGCTCTTCTTTGACCTCGTTTATCTTCCCCTTCCATTTCCATATTGGTTGAAAGTGCAGCCAAAGAATCTTCACCACGAATACATAAAGCATCTTCTATTTCAGGTTCAGGTTCCCATTCAATAATACCTTTAAACATTTCAGTAACAGTATCAGGTCTTGCATAATTTTTTTCTTTATTTAATTCTACTCCATAAATTTCAGCATATTCTTTATCAAGACGTGCTTCAGGATCATCTATATGAATATCCCCACCTTTACGTTGGGCATTGCCTAAAATTTCTGCTAAAATACAAGTTTTTCCTGATCCTGGTGGGCCAAATATTTCAACAACAATTCCTCCCGGTATTCCCCCACCATTAACTTTAGTTCCACTAATTGCTAAATCCAATAAAGTACTTCCAGTAGAAATTACTTTATCAAATCGAACTAACGCTGGTTTTTTTATAGGGGATAAAATTGATTCTTTAATTTCCTCTGATAATTCTTTAGTTCTTTTTATTTTTGGCATTTACTATTTCCTTTTTAATTATTTTAGGAAATTCATCTGAAGAAGGAACTTCTTTATATTCTAAATTAAAATAATTTAGAATAAGTTCTATTTTTTTATCCAAATAATTTGTTCTATTTATAAACAATTCTACTGGTTTGTTATATTCAATTTTATTATGAAGATCATTTAAAATTTTATAAATTTCATCTTTTTCATTACTTGTAATTTTTTTATTAAACATTTATTTTCTCCTTTAAATATTGTTTAAATAACAATACTGTTCTTTTCCCAATCATTTTTCGTACTTCTTTTGATTCTATAATTTCTCCTTTAGCTTCCCGTTCAATATCTTCAATCATTAAGTTAATTACAATTCCAGTTTGTGTTTCATCAATAATTATTAAATTTTGTAAAACATGAGATAATCTCATTAGTGTTACCCATTCATCAGCAATTTCTTCCGCTTTTTCTAAAATTTTTAATTTATCTTCATTTAGATTTCTTTTTGTTTTAGTTTCTTGAAAAGCATCTGCTTTATGTTTTGCAATAATTCTACTTCCATTGTTTTTTATTACTTCAATTAAAGGACGTAAAACTATCCCTTCTCTTTTTTTATCTTCCAAAATTCCATTCTTTCTTGCTTGAATAGAAGGCTGATCTCGATAATAATCTAAAGTTTCAATATTAGTGTCAATTAAATCATAATGAACGAAATCTAAATTAAAACTTCTAACTATTTTTTCAGCATCAGGAACACACAGCCATTTCCCCCCAATATTAGTTTCAAAGCCAATAAATTTTAATCCTTCTCCATAGGTATGTTTCATTCCTTGGCATTTACCACCATAGGCTTCCCCATAAATAGTAAAAGTAAAACCCATTTCAATAAATTTATTTTTTAACTTTTCTTGGTCAAAAATATTTATAAAATTTTCATATTTTTCCCCACCAGAGAAAAAAATTATTTTATTACCATCCCAAGAAATATGGGCTGATGTTCCATGTATTTTTTCCATAGCATAACATTTTTTAAATAATAAAATATCTTTATTTTTATATAAATTTTCAATATGAAGATAAGACATTTTATTAACCTCTAAAAATAAAATGTACGGGCTTATTTGTCATTCTTATTGGGGTTCCCCCGCATCCACCCAAATCAGTCGGTCGCTATCCGACATCTCAATTTGCCCCCATGCCTCTATATCAATACCAAGTTATAGGCAAGATTCGTGATCTCATGGTTACGAACCAAATGGGGGCAAAAGTTTATTTACCTACGAAGCCTTCTTAATGGAGTTGCAACCTTTCCTTGTCCTGCAACTCTTCGTGGGGGTTCTTCCACTCTTTCCTTTTCTTGACTTTTTAATTGCTTTTCCATTTCACTACAATCATCCCAAATTGCACAATCAGAACATTCTGGAAGTGAACCTATATCTACTCCCATTTCTTTACCAGCAGGACATCCTTCCTGTTCCTGCTCCTGTTCTTCTACAACCTTTTCTTTAACTGATTGTCGGGATAGTGGACTTCTACGAACTGTTGTTGGAGGATGATTAAATTTTTCAGGAATATCAGGTTCTTCCTCCTCTTTTTCTTTAGTTTTTTCAACACCAAAATATGCTTCATAAACTTCATCGTAAGTAGGAATAGTAATTACTTGATCCAATGGAAGAGCTTGCTCCAAAATTTCATCAGGAATTTCATAATCTCGATCAACAAAAGTATGAGCTAAGTATTCAGTATTCTTTGCCCCTTTACCTGTTCGCTGAAATTGAATACTTTTTCCGTTAATAGGGTCAGCATAATTAATAAATTCACCAGTTCGACTTGACTTTGCTCTTGCTGAAACATGCTTATCAAAAAGCCATTGTGATACTTCCCAAATTTGAACCCCTTTATCAACTTCCTTTTGATTATCTTGAACCCAAACATTATATACAGTTCTTCTAAATGGATTAAGTGGTTTCAAATCCTCATCTGTGTATTCACCAGAGCGTCGTTTTTCTCTTTGATCCTCACAAATAGGACAAGGAAGATTAAATGTTCGTGAAAGACAAATGTATGAATCTTCATTATTTCCAATTCCACGATGAATATAAACATCCAAAAGAAAAGCTACATCTCCTTCTTTCAAATGAGGATGATTTGGCCCAACCAAAAATGGAATTATATCAACAAGATGATCCCCTTCTAAGGATTGCCATTGTTTAGATTGATATTCATCCTTAATATAACTTCCATATTTACCAGAAGAATCTCGTTTATCAAACGCTTCTCGTGTTCTTTGGAGCAAAGCATTTGAATATTTACTTCTATCAAATCCTGCTGAAACTGTCTTAACTGGTGGTCTCCTACTTTGAATCATTTTCTTCTCCTTTGTTTTTATATTCTTTTAAACTTTTAAAAAATGCTGATGTTGTTAATCTAACAAGTAAATAAGCAAATGGTAATAACAATAAAATAAAACAAATAATTAAAAAATAATTAGATTTCATACATAATTTAACCTCCTTACTTTCTTTTTAATTTATTAAATTTTGGAGAAGCAGATAACATTTTTTCTTGTTCAGTGTGAATTTGCTTTTCTTGTTTTTCTCTTGAATCAGATGAAATATTATTTTGAACTCGTGCTTCAGTCCAATAACCAGATAAAAATAATTTAGTTAAATTTTCCAAAGCATATTTTTTGTGATTAAGTGCTTCCAAACCGCCACTTAAAACATTAACATTATAAACAGCAGTTTGATATTCAGATAATGCTTCTTGATAGGAACTATCAGCAATAATTGTATTTTGAACAGCGGCTTCAGTTACTTTTTCAATTTTATAACGATCAGGAAAAGAACGAATATTAACATCTAATTGAGATTTAGTTAATTCTAATTGTTGTTTTGCTTTATCCCGTTCAGCAACAGCATCCGCTTGATTCTTAGACCATGTGTAATATAAAATAGATTGATTAAGCCATTCATCATCCAAAGAAAATTTGTCAATTTGTAAATCATTTTCAAAAGAATTTTGCATAATTTTCCTTTCTTATTTTTCAATTTTGAATTTTAGTTTTTAAATTTGAAATCGGGGTGATACTACTATTTAAAGAATATACCCCCCTTTCTATAATCTTATTATATCATACAATTTTTACTTTTTCATACCAAGATTTTCCAATCGGGGCCATTTCGATTTCAACTTCCATTGGGACATTAATCCAAGGGTGTGCTTCAACCAAATCTTTTGTGGTAACTTTTTTTACTACTTCTAAAATATGTTCTTCTTCAGAAGGAAGCATATCAAAAATAATACTATCATGTATCTGTGCTGGCATTTTAGTTTTCCATTGTTCTTCTTTTCTTATTTTATTTATTTTTATTAAACACCAAAGTAAACAATGGAACGCTGCCCCCTGTATACTGGTATTTACTATTTGCCCTGTATCAAGCAATTCTTCTCTACGATGACCAAAAAAAGATTCTGTAAATCCTTTCTTTTTATAATTTTCAATCCATTTATTTTGCCATTCTTTAAATACTTTAAATTTATTCCAAAATAATGTTTCAACTTTTTTACAATGAAATTCAAAAGCATTATAATTTCCAAGTTTATTTTTTTCTAAATATTTAAGTAAAGATGTTCCATCCACCAATTTTAATTTTGGAATTTCCTTCCAAATATTTCTTGCACAACTTTTATAATATGAAGTATAAAACTGTGGAAAAACCCAACCATTTTTAGAACAAAATCTAATTTCACTTGATACTTGTTCTTTATCTAATTTAAAAAGTAAACAAGCCTGATCTCTGTGCATATCTGTATTTTTATCCCAAAGATAATTTACCAATATAGGGTCTTTGGTGTAACAAGCGGCCAAGTGAACCTCAATTCCAGAAAAGTCAACTTCCCCAATTTTATTTCCTTCTGATGGAATAATGCCCATTCTGGTACTTCGTTTTGCATCTTCATCTTTTCTGGGTTGATTTTGCATGTTCGGAGAATCACAACTTGACCTCATACTTCTTGTTAAATGTAAATTCATTATTGGGTAAATTCTATTATCATCAGCAACTTCTCTTTCAAATTGAGCTATATATGTATCTCTTATTTTTAATAGTTTTCTTTTTAAAATTAATTTTGCAAGAATAGGAACTTTCTCTACATAAGAAATAATAGCTTCGGCATCAACCGAATTACTTCCTTTAGCGGTTTGTTTAATGGATTGAACACCAAGATATTTAAATAATAATTTTGGTAAATCTGTATTACTCCCCCAATTTAATTTTTTTCCTTCTTTTTCAAAAAATAATTTAGCTTCTTCACTATCATTTAATTGTTCATTTAATTTATCAATACGTTTTGTTAATTTCTTTTTTTCTTCAGCATAAAATTTTACATCTGTGTTTATTCCATCATGTTCCATATCTGCAAAAGTTAAAATTCCTTCATGGAAAAATTCAGCAGCTTTTTTTAAAGAAGTATTTGACTTTAAATTTAATTCTTCTTGTTGATCCTCGTAAAGCCAATGCTCATATAAACTATCTTTAGCACAATATTCTAAAAGTTTATTTAATGGTGCTTCCATTACTTTATTAAAACCATTTTCATCTGCTTTCTCTAAAAATGGTTTAATTTCTTTTTCATAAGGAATTATCCCCCATCTCACAAATGCTTGAAATTTTAATCCTGATGCACCAGAACGACAATCTAAAATATGCTGTGTGGTCATTGTACAACAATGCCAATTATCAGGATTAATTGTGGTAAAAAATTTTCTTGACCAACTATCCTCGAATTTAAGTCCTTGTGCAACTTTTAATAAATATTTATTTTGTAAAACTTTAATCCATAATTGTTTAATTTCTTCTTCTTCCGTTTTACTCAAACATCCAGGATATTGATATGGAAAACAGTAGGAGTTTACCCCATCCATACAAAAAGATTGACAGGCAATTTTATGACCATTTTTGTGAGGTTTAATTCCAGTGGTTTCATAATCAAATACAAATAAAGTTTCTTTTTTCATATTTATTAATTCAATTAATTTATTTTTTATATTATTAAAATTAAGAAGAATATGAAGTTTTTCTTCTCGTTGTTTTGGTAACTCTTTTCCAATTTGATTTACTGCCCATTTTAAATCTCGATTGTAAACACTTTCAATTAATTCATTTTCTTCATTATGTAACATGAATGAAGGATGAAGTAAGGGAACAACCCAACAATTATTTTTATAATCAGGAATACATCGTTTGCGCCATAAATTTATTTTTAAATTATCTATTCCATAATCAAGAAAATAACTTTCTAACGCTGAATTTCCTAAAAGCCAAATCATCTTTGGTTTATATAAATCTATTGCTTTTTGAATATTGGAACGACAACATTTTAATTCTGCTTGTTTTGGTTCACGATTATTTGGAGGACAACAAATAATAGAATATGTTTTCCAAAAATCTCTGTCTAAACCTACTCCTAAATTATTTAATTTATCTTTTAATAATTGTGTTTCCCCCACATCTTCAGGAGCTTCTGAAATAATAAGAACTTCTTTTCTTCCCTCTCCTGTTGGTTGCATTTTAGGACTATTACAGTTTAAATAAAGTCCACATTCTTCACAAGTATAATTTTTTAATTTAGTTTTTTTAGTAGGAGAAATTTGTTCTTCCTTAGCAATAAAGAAACCTTTATTTTGTCTTTTGGTGGGCCAGAACATAGATTATTAATTTCCTGTAAATAAAAGTAATTGGTGGACGCACTTGGAATTGAACCAAGAACCCTGCGCTTATAATGCACACGCTCTACCTAATTGAGCTATACGTCCACAATAAAATTAATTAAATAATAAATCTTCCAACTTCAGTACCTGAATTATAGGAATAACAAATTCCCAAAGAGCCTGTATCAACAAAAATTAATTCAAGAGTTTTAGAATCAACTTTATTTGCTTTATAATGAGTTGCTTTAAGTTCATCATAAATTAAATCTGAAGCTCTATTATACTTATTTGGTTTCTTTCGAGAAGAAATAGAAAAAGGAATTAATCCCCAAATACAATTTTCATTTTTGGTTTCCATTCTACGAAGTTTAATAATTCTTAATGCTTCTTGCATATCCATTTTTATTTCTCCTTAATAATTTATTTTATTTTTCTTTTGGGGGAACTTAATATATTATTTTAAGTCCCCCCCGTGATAGCTTTTAATTAGCTTTTCACTAATCCAGACAGGATTATTTTAATTAAATTATATTTTAATTTTATACTTCAATGGAATCACCCCCCTTTTCTTTTTAGAGCCATCAAGAGGATTTGAACCCCCATCAAACTGATTACAGATCAGTTCCCTTTCCATTAGGGTACGATGGCTTTTGTTTGGTCTGGATGGCTGGAATTGAACCAGCATTTCCGGCTCCCAGGGCCGGGGCCTGACCAATTTAGGCTACACCTAGAAATTTACTCTTTCAATCCAAAACATTCATATATATTTATACCATACTTTTCAATGATTTTAACAATATTTTTTGCATCTTTTATATTACAATTAAAATATTCAGAAATCAATAAAAGTAATTCTTCATATTTTTTATCTTCTTTTTCTTTTACTTCTTTCTTTATATAATTTATATATGGTACCTTATTCTTTTGTAGAACTAAATAATAAAATAAATAATTAACTGCCCATGATGGAAGTTTTTTCATTAAAAAATTTATTTTTTCAGATGAAAAAAAACTATCAGGGTACATACTAAGAAACCGATTAGTCATATAAGAATTATTTATTTTATCTTGCAAAGATGGCTTGGTACTTTTGGTAAAAATATTTCCTAAATAAGCAAATAGATTTTCATCAGTCATTTATTTTTCTCTTCTAAACATAAAAATATTATTACATCCAACTTTTTTGTAAATAATATTACAATAATTTTTCTTACATCCAAAATGAAGTTTGTTGTGTTGTTCTTTATGAACACAATCTTTTTTATAACAAATATTAGATTTTTCACAAATCATTTTCTTTTCCATATTATAATTTTACTTTCCCCCCCAATTCCATTATTATTTGCACCAAACACGCTGTTGCATTTATTTCTTTATCAACCACCATAGAATCTTTATAAAGATAATCAGCAATGATTAAAGCAATTACTGTTCTATTTTCTTCCTTTATCAAAGGAACAAATTCATCAAAAAGAAATTTATATAACCAAAGAAAATTATTTGTTCCCACCCATAAAATTCTAATCTTTCTAACATCCCCTGATAAAATAAACTTTTCAATTACTTTTGTATTTAATTCTTCCAAACCAATAGTTTTTAAATTAAATATATTTGATTCACAACCAAGTTGAAGATTATTAATAATTGATCGAATATCAGGATAAAAATGATTAATTAATTTTTCAATATCTTCTTTGTTGCCTTTACAGTTTTCTTGCTTTAAAATATTATTAATTAAATTAAATGCTAAATCTTTTGGAAAGGCATTGAACTCAAATTTAACACAACGACTATGTATTTCAGGAATAATCTTTTCAGGGTGGTTTGCGGTAAAAATAAATCTGCAAGTTTCATTGTATGTTTCAATTGTATTTTTTAAACTAAACATGGCTTCTTGCGTCAAGGAATCAGCTTCATCTAATAAAATAATTTTTAAACATCCAGGCATTGGCATACTTGCAGCAAATTGTGTTACTTTACCTCTCATGGAATCAATACCACGATCTGCACTACTGGCATTTAGAACAAGAAATTGAGCCCCTAATTCTTCTATAAGAATATAACTGATCGTGGTTTTTCCTGACCCTGCTGGTCCATACAGGAGCA